GACCGTTGAGCTGCCAGTTGCTCATCTGACCGAGTAGCGGAGGCGATAGGACTTAAAATTAATGACTAACATTCTTATTTTCAGCAAGTTATAAAATTATTTTTTATGTACTGACTGATTTACTGACTAATGCAAGGTACTCAAGCAATCACATCCAGAATTTTAGAAACTCGGCTGATTAATTGGCGCGAAGCAAAATGGCTGCAAAATGACAATCTCAAGGAATGGGAAGATGAGGCTGTTGTCAAGCTGAAAAATTCATTATTAGAAAATCAATTCGTAATGCCCTTCAATGTCTGGCAAGAAAAAGATGTAATTTGGATTTTGGATGGGCATCACCGCCAAAAGGCTCTCGAGTTGCTTATTGCCGAAGGCATAAACGTGCCTGATTTACTCCCGGCAACATTCGTTCTTTGCGACAATATTCAGCAAGCCGCCGAACTGGTTTTAGTCTATACAAGCCAGTACGCTAAAATTACGCAACAGGGACTGTTTGATTTCGGGCAAAAGTTTGAGTTAGATTTTACTAAACTCAATCGGTTCATTGATTTACCTGATTTCTCGATTGACCGATTCGAGCAAAAGTTTGATATTTTTGGAGTGCAGGATTTAGCCGAAGCCGAAGAAGAAATTCCCGAAGTAACTGAAGCCAATCTCATTGTCAAATTCGGAGATAAGTTTCAATTAGGCAATCATTTTATTATCTGCGGTGACTCAACTAAGCTCGAAACTTTTGAAACTTTGATGCAAGGCAAAAAAGCGCAAATCATTCTCACCGACCCTCCCTATAATTTGCCTTACAAAGAGTTCGGTGGCAAAGGGAGTGTTCAGCACGAAAATTTCGCAATGGGTGCCGGGGAGATGTCTAATACGGAGTTTGTCGAGTTTCTAGCTTCCTATATGAAAAATTGCGTTGTTCATTCACTTGATGGCTCTATTCATTGTCATTGGATGGATTTCCGGCACGTTTGGCACGTGTGCGAAGCGGCAAATAAAGCGGAAACTTACCAGACCCCCGAGCCAAAGCAAATTTGTGTTTGGAACAAATCGGTCGGCGCGAACAGTTCTTTTTACTGGGCAAAGCACGAGTTTTGTATCATCTTTAAACACGGTACCGCCAAACACAAATCTCACCTTGAATTGGCGGATAGAATCCGATACAACGTCTGGGATTTTCGGAGCGCGAATGATTTTGGTAACCCAGACCGCGAGCGGCGCGGAAGTGAATCGGGCATCGGAGTACTGGCTAATCACCCTACCCCCAAGCCTACTGATATGTTGGCGCAAGCTATTTTAGATTTGACCGATGTTGACGATATTGTACTGGATTGTTTTTTAGGTTCAGGGAGTACACTTATCTCTGCTGAACAGACCGACCGAATTTGCTACGGAATTGAGTATGAACCTAAGTACATTCAAAGTACCATCCTTCGTTATTACAATTATTGTGTAAAAAACAATCAAACTCCTATCTTTGCTCATTTAAATGGCAGTTTAACTTTAAATGACATCTTGAATGGACAATCAGAACCAGAACCAGAAAGAAACTAAAGACACTTATTTTGATGTAAACCTGAAAATTAAATTTGATATGGGAAACGAGACAGCGCAAATAACCGAAACTGAAGTGCTAAATGCTTCGGAAGTCCTTAGCAGAATCCAAAGAATCAAGAACTTATTAAAGGAAGAAATGAGAATTTCTGAAGATGAGTTTAATACCTACTCTAATACTTTCAGTAATCAAAGTGATGGCGAGTACATCGCTTCAAAGCGATTGTATTTTAAACTTAGAAGCATTGTAAATGCGATTGATAATATTTAAAAATGACCGAAGAAGTTACAAATAGTGACAATTTAACCCAACTACAACGTAATTTTTTAAATGCGTATAGAAAAACTATGGGCAATATTTCGGCGGCTTGTAATCAAGTAAAAATAAGTCGCCAGACCTATTATCGCTGGGAAAAAGAATCTCCTGAATTTTTACAAGCTGTCGAGGATCTAAAAGAAGAGGTAATTGATTTTGTCGAGACCCAATTGTTTAAATCAATCAACGGGTATGATTATGAGGAAATTACCAAAGAAAATTACCAAAGAGATGGTAAACAAGTTTCAGATACTAAGACGGTAACTAAGCATATCGAACCTAATGTTTCGGCTATCAAGTTTTTTCTCGAAACCAAAGCTAAACACCGTGGCTATATCCGAGAATCAAAAATCGAACACCGCGGCGAAGTAAAAACTAATATACCTCCATTTGTTCTTCAAGTTTTGACCAAAGAAGATGATTAAGAAGGAAGTAATTCTTAGTAAACCCCAGTCCGATATTTTTTATTCCCGTCAGCAGGTAAATTTATTTATGGCTGGTCAGGGATCGGGAAAAACTTTTATTATGGGCGTGCTTTCGGCTTTTTTTATTTCGCATTTTCCAGATGCAAGAGGTTTGATAGCCGCCAATACTTATGACCAGTTGAACCGAAGTACAATGTTTCGGATTAGGGAAGTATGGGCGGAGTATTGCCAAGTAACTGAATACAACGAAATATCAGGCAAGGGTTTTTATGTGATTGGCAAAAAACCGCCTAAGCATTTTGATACCCGCAATCATAATTTTGATTCTTACAACAATATCATTTCTTTTACTTGGGGGGCGGTCATTTACATAGGGTCCTTAGATAATTACAAAGCTCTGGATGGTATAGAGGTAGCTTGGATGCTACTCGATGAGACTAAAGACACGCGTAAGGAAGCTTTGGATGAGGTGTTGCTGGGGCGACTAAGACAGAAAGGGATTTATATAGATGCCAAAGGTAATTTGACTCTAGAACATCAAAATAATCAGGAATTTACGCCTCTATATATATTTACTTCTCCGGCTAAAGTACCTTGGCTAAACGAAAAATTTGGCTTGGATAATTTTGAAGCGGAAATCAAATCTGCTATTTATTTTCCACCAAGTTATTTCAAAAAAAGGTACGAAAATAAATTAGTAACTATTTCGGCAACCCATCTTAATTCCCATAACTTACCTTCTAATTACATTACCAATCAACAAAAAAACCTACCCAAGCATTTGCAAGGTATGTTGATTTATGGTGACCCCTTTGGTAAGTCGGGCGGGGAGTTTATCAAAAATTTTGATAGAAGTTTGCACGTAGCCAATATTCAAAATCACTATGTTCCAAGTGAGACCTTGCATTTGTCATTTGACTTTAATAGTCATCCCTACATCACTTGTTTGTCCTATCAAATTGAAGGTAAAATTATCAAACAAATCAAAGAATTTTGTTTGGCTTCACCCCAAAACTCAACTCCGGCACTCTGTGAGGTCTTATTAAGATACTTCAAAGAACAAATTGCCAAAGTATATGTCTATGGCGACCCTTCGGGTAAATCAGGCAATCGTAGTACTATCAGCAAAGAAAAAAAATCGGATTATGATGTAATCTTTGCAATGCTTCGTACGCAATTTAAAGTGGTGGATAGAGTATTGAGTAGTGCCCCATCGGTTTCAGTGTCCGGCGATTTTTTAAACTTGATTTTTGAAAAAGAATACGAAGGAATTAAAATGCTGATTGATGAAAAATGCCATAGAACCATCAATGATTTGACCTATACAAAGGAGGCGGCAGATGGTACGATGGATAAAAAAAAGGTTAAAGATGAGACAACAGGCATCACTTACGAGCCTTATGGACACTGCTTAGATGCAAAAAGATATTTTACTTGCAGTGCTTTTGCCCAAGAATTTGCCAAGTTTCAAGGGAAGGGGGCAAGCAAAGTTTTAAGTGCAAAAAGGGTAGAAAATGAAAACGCTTTTTAATTTAATTGCTAAAAATAATTATATTTGATAAAAAATTGAAAAATGTTTTTACAGAGAGAAGATTATGACAATATCATTCGCAGAGATGTCTTAGAGCGAGTCATTGAGGGAAATGATTCATACAGAGTGATGGCTGAGTTTAATGCTCAGTCGGTCATAGAAACCTATTTACGGAATCGGTATGATGTAGCCCTGATATTTGCTCAGATAGGCGAAAATCGCAATCGTACAATTGTCCGCTATATGATTGATATTACCTTGTATGATTTATTTTCCAGAATCGCCCCAGAGCAAATGAATGAATTACGCTTGAATCGCTACGAAGAAGCGATTCAGTGGCTCAAAGATGTAAGAGACGGTAAAATAAGCCCTGATTTGCCGAAAAATAGCGATGACTTGATAACCCCTTCAAAAAACACTTTTGTCAGTTCTAAATATTCACCCCAAAACTTTGATTTCTAATGGTGCAATTTGAAATAACTCTCGACGCAAATGGTAAACCAAATGTAAAGTTTGCTTACAATACAAATACCAGCAAATTAGAAGAAAAAGTATTGGCGAAGTTTGCCAACGATGCAGCCATTAACACCAATAAAATAGTAATGAATCAAAGTTCAGCAAACGGCATTACTACTATTACGCTTTCTGTAGTCTCAGTTTAAAAATGAAAAATACGTATGAGTTTTCCACGAGAACCAAAATTCAGAATTTTGACCGTTCTCGCAAGTCAATTCAAGATTGGTTAGAGGCTTGGATTCAAGCCGAAAACATCTTTTATCCACGCCGGGTCAAGCTAATGGATGTATTTGATATGGCTTTGTTGGATACTCATTTGTATGCGGTCATTCAAAACCGCAAAATGAAAGTGTTAGGCGAGCCTTTTATTATTTTGAAAAACGAAACTCCTGAAGAAGATTTACATAAATTACTTAAAGCTACTTGGTTTCGGGACTTTGTCAGCCTAGCCCTTGACAGTATTGCTTTTGGCTACTCCGTTATTGAACTCAACCCGCTTGAAAGCCGAATAGATAACGTAAAACTTCTTGAGAGACGAAACATCTTGCCAGAGAAAAGACAAATACTTATTAATTTTTACGATTATTCCGGCATTGATTATTCTCAAGGAGTGATTGCTGATTTTTACATTCACGTAGAGTCTAGTGAGCCAATAGGACTGCTAAACAAGGCCGTTTACTGGACAATCTATAAGCGAATGTCAGCTGCTTCACACGCCTTGTTCAATGAAAATTTTGGATTACCGATGCTTATTGCCAAATCAAACGGTGATGATGAGCGCAAGCAAGAACTACTCGAAGAACTCAAAACGCTTGGCAAAGAAAGAGTAGGGGTTTTGGGAACAGATGAGGAGCTTGACCCTAAATATCCGGCTTCTTCACAAGGCGCTTATGAAAATTTTGAAAAATTGCAAGAACGCGCCAATACTGAAATTTCAAAACTGTTTCTCGGACACGTAAAAGGCACGGATGATAACCAAGGGTCGCAAACTTATGTAAATAAGAATGAAAGCGAGAAAACTCCCAGCGAAGAACGCCGAGAAGCGGATATGGAATTTATAGAGAATTTGGTCAATGATGAGCTATTTCCGCGCTTGATTAAATTTGGCTATCCTTTGCAAAATTGTAAGTTTCAATATTTGCATACGCATTTGCAAGATAAATCAAGAGGGCGAAAAATCTTGGATTCGGCAACCTTCAAACTGATTTTAGATAATTATGAGGTTCCGGCAGAATGGATTGAAGGAAACTATGAGATACCTGTGAAGGAGAAAAAATCTCTGGCATTGCCTAATGTAAACAAGCCTCAACCGATTGATAAAAATACTGAACTTGAAAATGCAAATAACTGGATTGATTGGGAACTTGGGCTAAAAAAAAAAGACTTAAGACTTGAAGAAATATACGGAACTATCTCTGTGCCGGATAATTCGGTGATTGATGACATATTTAAGTTTTTTGCGGAATTGTTTACCGGGTTCAACTCTTTTAAGCAAAACATTAAAGATTATTTTACCAAACCTTTAATCGATAAAACTTTCGACTCGCTCTGGTCGGCAGTGAAAAATGAAATAGATTACGATACCGTTGATAATCAAGTGATTAACTCACTAAGAGAAAATGTATTTTATTTTTCGGCGGCTAAAACTTATCAACAAATTGAAGCCATCAACCGCTTACTCATTGATGATACCGGCAAAAGGCGAGAATTTAATGACTTTAAAAAAGAGATTGAAAAACTCAATATTCAATTCAATCGCAATTATCTGGCTACCGAGTATGAATTTGCCGTAGCTTCGGCACAAATCACTTCCCGTTGGTATGACCTCACGCAAAATGGCGAAGATATCTTACTCACCTTTGATGCCGTGGGCGATGGGCGCACTACCCCACTCTGCCGGAGTTTGGACGGCATTACGCTCCCAGCTTCGGATAGTTTTTGGAATATTTACACCCCGCCTAATCATTGGAATTGCCGAAGCACGATTCGCTTGGGCGAAACAATTAAAAAACCAAGCGGGCAGTTGCCGACAATCAAGCCCGAATTCGCGTTTAATCCGGCAAAAACGCAACAGGTGTTTTCGGAGAAGCATCCGTATTTTGAGAAGCTCAATGAGACGCAAAAAAAGGAAATTGGTAAATTGCAGACTAAATATGTAAAAGACGTGGAAGATACTTTTGGCGAAAGCAAATTTATTCCTGATGGGATTCAAGAAAATTATGAAGTGAAGCTACCAGATTGGTTTTGGGATAAAATAGGGG